TCAAGCGGATATAATATACAGATACTTTCTGCTGGTAAGCAGATAAACATAACCACCAATGGAGGCGGAGAAAATGAAATTATTATTAATCAGTCTGATTAGTTTCTTATCTTTTGTTGCTATTGCGGGTGACAACAATGTTGAGGTCAGAACGAAAGGCAGCTCCTCGCTAATACATATCGATCAAATTGGCACCAGTAATACTGCAAGAGTTTGGTGCGGCTTATCGCAAGGCACTTACACCACACATAATTGCAGCAATGCCACGATTGATATTGACCAGGAAGGAACGAGCAACACGGCAAGAGCTTACAGCCAAGTAGCCAACCACACAGGAAATGAATACAAGATTGACCAGGACGGCAACGATAACTTTGGTTATATCGATGCAGACGATGATGGAAATGATATGGATGTTGTGCAGAATGGCAACAACAACGATGCAGAAATCTACATGCAAGGCGATAATAACGTGTATTCCATAACCCAAACTGGCGATGATAAAGAAGGCGAGATCCGTGCTTTTGGCGACAGCTCCAATTTTTCTATCAATCAATCCGGAACGGGAGAACATTACGCCAAGATTTATGCAAGCACTTCGGCTGATAACAACGATGCCACAATCACACAAACAGGCAGCGGGGATCATTACATGAGATTAAATTTNTACACAGATGATTACGATGTCACTGCAACACAATCGGGAACAACCAACAAATCAATCACAGTAAATTATAANTGCACNANNAATTGCAATAAAACATTGACGATTAATCAAGGTGATTAGAGCCATACAACTCNNGTTTNTTGCTCATTTTGTTAGGAGCTCCTTTGGTCCAACAATGGACCCCACTAGAAATACTAAAACTCAAAACATTTGATACATTGGTCCCAGAACAAAAACCTTCTGGATATTTCTCAATACTAAACATTACGGAAGACGACGTGGAAAAAGAAGGCGGTTATCCGTTTCCACGAAACCGACTAGCAAAAAGTCAAAATTAATTATTAGAACAAGGCGCCTTGGGAGTTGGCTGGGTAATCTCTTTTCCACAGAATGACAGATTTGGTGGCGACACAGAGTTTGCAAAAANCCTAGCAGCTGCACCAAGCGTATTGGCTACATTTGAAAACGACAATGGTGAATACCCAATGACAACCGGAACAGTGATCCTCGGCCAAGACCATGGCGGTTTCAAAGCAAAAGGCGTGGTGCAGAACATACCGATATTAAGAGAAGCAGCATACCAGGGCATTGCGGTAGCACCCACAGAAGTAGATCAGCTNGTAAGGCGTATGCCATTGTTGCTCAGAACACCAGATGGCTGGGTGAGCGCATACGGAACCGAAGTCTTAAAAGTCCTTGCTGGTGCCGATACTTATGTAATTAAAACCTCCGATGCTGGAATCCAAGAGGTCCGAGTTAAAGGCTTGCNTCCTGTCAAAACAGACACNNTNGGAAGAAAATGGATCAGCTGGGTTGATACACCACAATTTTCCTTAAATGAAATTAAACAGACTGAGCTCATCAAAGGTCGTTTTATTTTTGTTGGTGTGACGGCCAAAGGCATCATGCCACAAGTAGCGACACCAGCTGGCCTATTGGAACCGCATAAAATACAAGCTGCGCTTTCTGAATCAATTTTAATCCAAGACAGCCCAATTATCCCAGACTATGCTTTGTTGGCAGAAATAGCACTGTTTTTGCTCTCAGTAAGCTGTATTTGGCTCGTATTAAACATATTTGGCATTACCCTTGGCCTAGTATCTTATGGCCTTATAAACGCCATAATCGTCTATTTTGGCTTCCAAACCATCCAAAAAGGGCTTTTGATTGACGTTACCTGGACATTAATTGCTGGTTTTATTGTAGGCTTTGTCGCTTTTTACTTAAATTTCAGAAAACAATTTAAACTCAGACAACAAATCAAAAAACAATTTGAGCATTATTTAGATCCCAGACAAGTTAAGCAGCTCCAAAAAAACCCAGAGCTGCTGACATTAGGTGGAGAAACCAAAAATTGCACTTATCTTTTTACAGATCTTCGTGGCTTTACAGCTCTCAGTGAAAAATTATCCCCGGAAGAAGTCACAGATATTATGAACAAGACGCTGACTGTCCAAGTAGAGTGCATACAAAAACACGGCGGATTAATCGATAAATTCATTGGAGATGCTTGCATGGCCATATTCGGAGCTCCGCTCGATATGGACGATCATCACAATAAAGCAGTCCAAGCGGCCATCGATATACAGGAAGGAATTACTGAGCTGAATAAAACGCTTTCTAATCCAGTAGCCATAGGCGTGGGCGTAAATTCTGGTCCCGCAGTGGTAGGAAATATGGGCAGCTCAACTCGGTTCGATTATTCGTGTATTGGAGATGCTGTAAACACAGCTGCAAGACTAGAATCTGCAACCAAAGAAGTGGGTGTAGATATATTAATTGGTCGAAATACTGCAAAAAATTGTAAATATGTATTAAAATCACTAAAACCAATTAAAGTAAAAGGGAAGAAGGATGCGCTTCCAATATGGACAGTATAAAGAAAAACCTAAAAAGATTTTTTACTTGGTTGATAAACTTAATGAGGCCAAGATATGAAATTACAGTGTCATGGAACAAAGAATATGGCGATGCCGACGATAGGATTTACATATCAAAAAGAGTCATGGTCCAGAAAGATAGACACTTAAAATTTATTGATGAGGATAGTAAATTGATTGAATATAGAAGTGCTGGTGGTCTTAACTACGTTATTAAGAGATTATAATGCAACAATTATTAATAGGCATAATATTGGTTCTAGGCGCTTTATCTTATTGGCTATATAACGAAAACAATATTTTACAGGCTAATAATAAAAGTCTGGAAGGTGCTGTGGCGATTCAAGAAGAAACAATCAAAACCTTGGAAAATGATTTTCAACTCCAAACACAACAGCTCCAAGACATGACAATTAAAAGTCAAGCGGCGATGAGGGAGCTCAACAGATACACTCAGTTTATTCAGAATTATAAATTAACAGCTAAAATACTTGCAGATCCAATAGAAATGCAGAGGAAAATAAATAATGGCACAAAACATATCATGGAAGACATCGAAAAACTCAGCAGTACTGTTGATGATCTCGATGATGGCTTGCAGTTGCAGTCTAATTCCAACTAAAGAAATACAGGTTACATCTAAACCAATAGACAGAACCATTGTCCAGCCTGTAATGCCTAGAGAAATAGATCTCAAGGAAGTCAGATGGTTGACTGTTACGCCAGAAAACTACATAGAACAATTCAAAATCATCGAAGAACAAGAAGGTGAGCTTGTATTTTTAGCAATGACAGTACCGGATTACGAAGTGATGGCCTACAACATGCAAGAGCTCAAACGATACATCACTGAGCTCAAAGATGTCGTAGTCTATTATAGAATGGTTACAACCAAAGAAGGAGAAACAAATGAGTGATGCNCCAGANGCTTTTGTATATAACGCAACCCTAGACAGAATAATAGATGGGGACACCTTGGATTGTGTGCTGGACCTAGGATTTTCAGTCAGATTGCACAAACAAAGAATACGACTAGCTGGGATCGATACCCCGGAGAGTCGCATCAACACAAAAAGATATCCAGAAAGAGCACAAGAAAAGGTCTTAGGATTGAAAGCAAAAGAACGATTAAAGGAGTTATGTAGTGGTAAATTCAAAGTTAAATCGCTTGGCAAAGGTAAATACGGACGTATCTTGGGTATTCCGTACAGTGAAGATGGTCGGGATATCTGCGCTATTCTTATTGATGAACAGTTGGCTGTTGAATATCACGGCGGTAAAAAAGTCGCTAAGATTAGATCGGACGGAACATGGGGAGTATGAAATGAAAATATCCGAAGAGGGAAAGGCACTCATCAAAAAATTTGAAGGGTGCCCACAGAAAGATGGTGTTTGTTATAGTTATCAAGATAGCGTAGGAGTTTGGACGTGTGGATTCGGCTTTACAAAAGGCATTGATGAAAACACAAAAATGACTATGGAAGAAGTCGAAAAAAGATTCGATGAAGAATTGGAAGAGTTTGAGACTTATTTGGAAAAATATATTGAAGTTGAGCTTACACAAAATCAATGGGACGCAATTATGGCATGGACTTGGAATCTTGGGCCTTCAAACCTAAAGTCCTCTACTATGCTTAAAGAAATTAATGCCAAGAATTTTGCCAGAGTACCAAGCGAGATGCGACGATGGAATAAGGCCGGAGGNAAGACATNGGATGGCTTGATCCGTAGGCGTGAGGCAGAAAGTTTGTTATTTATGAATGAACCATGGCACGAGATTTAGCGATGTGTAATACTACGACTAGGCGGTTTCGCTTAGAGTCGGGTGGTCTTTTACGTCACTACCTTGCCCCCCGGCTCGCTTATGAGTGAAGTTTCCTACAAAGATTTTGATATTTTGTCTGAGCAAGATAAAGCCGAGGCGCTTGCTTTAATCAATCGATACGATCAATTAGACAAACAAGACAGTTGCCAAGCCGATTTCATGTCGTTTATCAAACACATGTGGCCAGAGTTTATTGAAGGCCGACATCATAAAATAATAGCAGATAAATTCAATCGGATTGCAGATGGAAAGCTAAAAAGATTAATTGTTTGTTTACCACCCAGGCACTCAAAATCAGAGTTTGCATCCACATTTTTCCCNGCTTGGATGATGGGCAGAAGAGGCGACTTAAAAATTATTCAGACAACACACACAGCGGAGCTTGCTGTAAGGTTCGGTCGTAAAGTCAGAAACCTCATCGGCAGCGAAGATTACCAACATGTTTTTCCAGAGCTACAGTTACAAGCGGATAACAAATCAGCTGGCCGTTGGACGAGCAACCAAGAAGGCGAGTTTTTCGCAGCTGGTGTGGGTGGTGCAATTACAGGCCGTGGCGCTGATCTTTTGGTTATTGATGATCCTCATTCAGAGCAAGATGCAATGTCACCGAAAGCCTTAGAGTCCGCATACGAATGGTACACTTCTGGTCCAAGGCAGCGTCTACAGCCCGGCGGAATAATTGTGATAGTAATGACACGTTGGAGCACCAAAGATTTGGTTGGAAAAGTATTAAATAGGCAAGGCGAGGATCATGCCGATCAATGGGAAGTGATTGAGTTTCCAGCAATTATGCCAGAATCAGAAGATCCCTTATGGCCAGAATTTTGGAAAAAAGAGGAGNTTNTAGGTGTTAAAGCATCACTACCAATATCTAAATGGAATAGTCAATGGATGCAGAACCCAACTGCGGAAGAAGGCTCTATTGTTAAAAGAGAATGGTGGAATCGATGGGAAAACCCAGATATACCGCCATATTCTTATGTAATTCAAAGTTATGACACCGCTTTTTCAAAAAAAGAAACAGCTGATTATTCAGCAATTACAACCTGGGCAATATTCAATAGAGAAGAGGGCGAGGCAGATGAAATTATATTACTTGATGCCAAAAGAGTCCGAGTAGACTTTCCAGAGCTTAAAAGAATGGCACTAGAAGAATATAGATATTGGGAGCCAGATTGTGTTTTAATTGAGGCCAAAGCGTCTGGAACACCATTGACACATGAGCTGAGAAGAATGGGCATACCTGTAACTTCTTATGCGCCGAGCAGAGGCCAAGATAAAATTGCTAGAATGAACAGTGTTGCACCCATATTTGAGTCTGGCATGGTATGGGCACCAGAGAAAGATTTTGCAGATGAAGTGATTGAAGAAATGGCATCTTTCCCTTTCGGCGATTATGACGACTTTTGTGATAGTGCTACAATGGCATTAATGAGATTTAGACAAGGCGGTTTCATATCTTTAAATGAAGACTACCAAGATGAGGTGAGATTATTAAAGAAGAACAGAACAGTTTATTACTAAAAATATTTGTGACAAGTTTTGTATGGGACGGGAAAGATTATGCTGGACCAGACATACATGCACAAAATTTAGAGGACGCAGAAACGATTGCAGAGTATCATGGCTTGTCTGTCGACGGCGAGCTGACAGATTTAATTGATATGGATTATCATAGTCCAAGAGTGCTACACTAATTAGATATGGCGATTGACAAACAATTAGGAACCGAAAGCAATCCAGATGTAAGAATCCAAGGATCCGCTGTAGAGGTTTTTCCCGATACAACCCGTGAAGATCAAATTGCAGAAGCAGCACAAATATTGGTCGATAACGAACAAATTTTTATTGACGATGAGATAGAACAAAGTCAGCCACAACCCACAGACGATTTTAATGCCAATCTAGTTGATTTTTTATCGGACGATATCTTGCAAAGTATTTCTGGTGATTTATTAAGCTCTATTAAGGGCGACAAACAATCCAGAAGCGAGTGGGAAAAAACATATACCGAAGGCCTTAAATATTTAGGAATGAAATTTGACGAAGGCAGATCACAGCCATTTGAAGGCAGTTCTGGAGTTATTCACCCAATATTGGCAGAAGCCGTTACTCAGTTTCAAGCTCAAGCATACAAGGAAATGTTGCCAGCAAGAGGCCCTGTTAAAACAGAGATTATTGGAGCTCGTACTGTTGATACGGAAAACCAAGCTGAAAGAGTCCAAGAGTTTATGAATTATTACATTATGAATGTAATGGAGGANTATGATCCAGAGCTCGACCAAATGTTATTTTATTTGCCGTTGGCTGGATCTACATTCAAAAAAATATATTTTGATTTTGTTTTGAACAGAGCGGTTTCTAAATTTATAACACCAGAAGATTTAATTGTGCCTTACGAGGCCACAGATATCAGCTCTGCTGAGAGAATTACACATGCGATCAGCATGTCGTCTAATGAAATTAAAAAACAACAGCTTACTGGTTTTTATGCAGATGTTGATATTGGCTCTGATTCTCACTCAGAAAATTTATCTGAGGTAGAAGAAGCGATCGACGAAATACAAGGTGTTACACCTTCTTATAAAGAAAATAGAAGTAGGACAGTTTATGAAGTGCATACTGTTTTAGACATAGAAGGTTTTGAAGACATCGATCAACAAGGCAATCCAACTGGATTGAAACTGCCTTATATTGTCACACTAGAAGAAGATTCAGAAAAAGTATTGTCAATTAGGAGAAACTATCTTCCAAATGACATGCTCAAAAATAAGATTAATTATTTTGTGCAATACAAGTTTATGCCGGGACTCGGTTTCTATGGCCTAGGACTATCGCACATGATTGGTGGTCTATCAAAAGCCTCAACATCAATACTCAGACAGCTCATTGATGCTGGGACATTGGCTAATTTACCAGCTGGTTTTAAAGCCAGAGGAATGAGAATTAGAGATGAAGATAATCCATTGCAACCGGGCGAGTTTAGGGACATTGATACCACGGGTGGATCATTAAAAGAAAACCTAATACCTTTGCCAATAAAGGAACCAAGCAATGTATTGATGCAGTTATTAGGAATATTGGTCGATTCTGGCAAACGATTTGCTGCCATTGCGGACATGAACATTGGTGATGCTAATGCAGCAATGCCTGTAGGCACAACAGTTGCACTGTTAGAGCGTGGAACAAAAGTTATGAGTGCAATTCATAAAAGATTGCATCATTCACAAAAACTAGAGTTTGTATTATTGGCCAAAGTTTTTGGCGAGTCTTTACCGCCAGTTTATACTTTCCAAACAGGAACAGCTCCAAGTGAAATAAAACAACAAGATTTTGATGATCGTGTAGACATCATACCAATATCAGATCCCAATATATTCTCACAAAGCCAAAGAGTGACTTTGGCCCAAGAATTATTGCAGATGGTGCAATCAAATCCAGAAGTCCATGGTCCAACAGGTATTTATGAGGCATATCGAAGGATGTATGCAGCATTGGGTGTAGATAATATTGAATCTTTATTGCAGCCACCAGCAGATACGACACCAAAACCAGTCGATGCGGGGACAGAAAACTCTACTTTATTATTGGGCCAACCAGCTCAAGCATTTGCAGAGCAGAATCACCAAGCACACATTGAGACTCACAAAAGTTTATTCTTTACAGATATCGTTAAACAAAGTCCCCAAGTGCAAGCACTGATAATTAGTCATTGCATGCAACATCTACAATTTATGGCTGGTCAAATTGCCCAAGAACAAATGCCAGCAGAAATGCAACAAAGGATTGCAGAGATCCAAGCACAGATGCAGCAAGTTCCACAAGAAGAAGCACAAATGATCGGCCAACAAATACAAATGATGATGGAGCAGATAAGCTCTAGTGTTATGGCTGAACTTGCCTCTGAGTTTTTACAATCTATAGGAATGAGCGGCAGTGAAGACCCATTGGTTGACATAAGAAAAAGAGAATTAGATCTTAAAGACAAAGAGCTGGATCTTGAAAATCAACAATTCTCACAAAAACAAAATCAAAGAGCCCAAGAAAAAATGATGGATGCAGAATTGCAATCGGAGCGCATGAATGTGCAAAAATCAATAGCAGATGATAAACTCGAAGTGGCGATTGACAGATTGAAACAAAATGCAGATCTGAAATTGTTTGAATTAGAAAATAAAATTAGAGGCTTGTTATGACAACATCGTACAAATTAGAAGCGGTTAAAAATCTTAAAGCTGAAAAAGAAGCTGAAAGGATTAGAGAAGCCGAAGAACTCAAAGCTGCTCAAGATGCAGAAGAGAAAAAACACCAGGCTAATCTTAATAGGATAGCCAATAAAATGGCTAGAATTGAAGCTGGATTGCCTGTTGAAGAGGAAGTGGTTGAAAAACCAGCTCCTAAAAAAGCTGCGGCCAAGAAAAAAGCACCAGTTAAGAAAAAAGCACCAGCTGTTAAGAAAAAACCAGCTGCTAAGAAAAAAGGTAGACCAAAAAAATCAAAATAAATGGATGATATTTCTTTAATCGATAAGGTTAAAAGACTAATCGAGCGCAGAGAGGAACAGATACAAGAAACTCTCATGTCCGGTAGTCTGAAAGATATTGAACATTATAAATATTTGCAAGGAGAGCTTTCTGCTTTATACTATATTGCAAACGAAATTAGTGACATAGGAAAGGATATATAATGTCGGAAGCAGCAGAAAACAACATTATGGCAAAAAAGGTAGCAGAGGCTTATGTTGATCCCACAGACTTAGTTTTAGATCCAGAAAAGCTGGATTCCTCAATATTAGAAAGGATGCCACAACCCACAGGTTGGCGTATGTTGGTGTTGCCTTATGCTGGTAAAGTAAAAACAAAAGGCGGAATTGTACTGGCACAAGAAACAGTCGATCGTGAAGCATTGGCAACAGTCGTTGCTTATGTGGTAAAAATGGGACCGCAATGTTACAACGATGAATCTAGGTTTGGAGACAAGCCTTGGTGTGAAGAAAAACAATGGGTTTTAATCGGACGCTACTCTGGTTCGAGATTTAAACTTGAGGATGGTGCAGAGGTCAGAATCATTAATGATGATGAAGTAATAGCCACAATACTCAATCCAGATGATATAGTGAGCTTATGACAGATAACGAAGTAAAAGAAGTCCAGCAACCAGAGGTTGAGGACATCGAGGTAGAAGTTACTGATACTGAGGCACCAGCCAAAGCATCAAACGATGATGAGTTAGAACAATACACAAAAGGTGTTTCTAAACGAATCAATAAATTAAACGCTAGAAATAGAGCAACCGAAGAAAGAGCACAGCAATTAGAAACGGCTCTCCAACAAAGAGAGTCAGAAGTGCATGCTTACTATCAACATGCGGTGCAAGCCCAAAATAATCTTTTGGCAAAAGAAGAAGAAAATGTTGAGGTTAAAGAAAGAGAGGCAAATGAGCTCTACAAAAGAGCACATACAGCTGGCGATGCTGATTTGATGTCAAAAGCCGATAGCTTAAAAAACGAGGTTTCTATACAAAAAGAGAAAATTCGTATTGCTAAACAAAATCAAGAACAATCTCAGCAGCAAGCGCAATATACTCAATATCCGCAAAACGGACAGCAAGCGCAACAATCAAATCAACAACAAACTCAACAAGAGGTTCAGCCGACAAATGAAGCACTGGATTGGCAGTCACAAAATAATTGGTATGGAAAAGAGCCAGAGCCAACACAATATGCTTACTTTACTCATGTGAATTTAGTTAATGAAGGGTTTGAACCAGACTCAGAAGAGTATTATAGTGAGTTAAATACAAGAATTTATAAAGTTTATCCGGATCTTAGATCCGATAATGCCGGACAAAGAGAGGACAGGCCCGCTGTGCAAAGAGTCACCTCTGCTTCCGTTGGGAGTCGGCAAAAAACACAAGGCAAAAAGAACGGCGTATCATTCACAAAAAGTGAAGTCGAGACTCTCCGTGGGATAAAACCATATGGCATGACAGATGATGCCTGGTTGAAATCCGTTGCTAAAGAGAAACAAAAAATAGCAAGCCGGGAGGCAAAATGACTGAATCAAATAATGAAACGATACATACCAGAAAATCTCGTGAGTCCGAGTCTCACGCTAAAACATCTCGTAGACAACCTTGGAGGCCAGTAAGAAAACTTGAAACACCTCCGGCACCAGAAGGATACGAATATCGTTGGATAAGAGAATCCATGCTGGGGCAAGAGGATAAAGCGAATGTGGCAAGAAGAATTCGTGAAGGTTGGGAGCTCGTAAGAGGTTCTGATTTACCCGATGAATATTCTTACCCAGTTGCAGAAACAGGTAGACATGCTGGTTTAATTTATAGCGAAGGACTATTATTGGCGAAAATACCTTCACAGACTCGAGATGAACGTAATGAATATTACGAAGAACAAACCCGTCTTAGAACTGAGGCCTTGGACAACAATATGTTTAACGATGCCAGAAAAGATGGAAGATATGTGAAGTATGACTCCAATAGGAAGTCCAATGTTACTTTTGGGAAAAAGTAACAAACATAAATAGGAGTAAATCTTATGGCAAATAAAGATGCCGCTTTTGGTTTAAAGCCTGTTCGTGAAATGGGCGGAGCACCCTACTCTGGAGGTCAATCCAGATATAGAATTGCTAGTGGCGCCACAACTCCAATTTACCAAGGCGACTTGGTAACACAGCTAACAGCTGGAGTTTTAGGACGTCATGCCGCAACTGGTACTGTTCCGATTGTCGGAGTGTTTAACGGAGTTTCATACACCGATCCCACTACAGGCGAACAAATCTTTAAAAACTATTATCCTGGCAGTATTTCTGCTTCGGATATCATTGCAAGCGTGATTGACGATCCTAATGTTGTCTTTGAAGTACAAGCAGACGCAACCTTCCCGGTAGCTGATTTGTTTGGAAACTTTGACATCGTTGAGGGATCACCCGTTGGCGATACTAAATCTGGAAGATCCAATGCAGAGCTCGATGTAACTACTGGTGCTACGACCGCGACGTTACCGCTCAAATGTATTGACATCTCTCAGGATCCCGATAACGACGACGTAGCGTCAAGCAACACCAATGTTCTATGTGTGATTCAAAACCACATCATGGGGCAGAAAGGTGCTGGTTTAGCATAAGGAGATAAATAATGGCTATTTCAAGAGCACAACTAGCGAAAGAGCTTGAACCTGGGCTAAATGCACTTTTTGGAATGTCCTACGACTCTTATGACAGAGAATATGAAGATATTTTCGTCACAGAAGATTCAAGTAGAGCATTTGAAGAAGAGGTGTTGATAACAGGATTCGGTTCTGCACCCGTTAAATCAGAAGGTCAAGGTGTTGTATTTGACAACGCTTCTGAAAGTTACAGCGCAAGATATACGCATGATACGATTGCACTTGCATTTGCACTTACAGAAGAAGCTGTCGAAGACAACCTTTATGACTCTCTGGGGAAACGATATGTTAAAGCATTGGCCAAATCTATGGCTAATACTAAAGAAACCAAAGGAGCCGACGTGTTGAACAACGCTTTCTCATCCAGTTTTACTGGAGGCGATGGCGTATCACTCATTAACACTGCTCACCCACTTTCCGGTGGAGGAACAGCTGCTAATAGAGCGACAACTATGGCGGATCTCAATGAGGCTTCCTTAGAAGATGCTTTAATTGACATTTCAACCTTTACAGACGACAGAGGATTAACTGTTTCTGTTCAAGCGGAAAAAATGATTATTCCGCCGCAACTCGTTTTTGTTGCAGACAGAATCTTAAACTCTGCGAATAGATCTGGAACAGCTGATAATGACATCAACGCGATTAGAAACACTGGAGTATTACCAGGTGGCTACGCGGTCAATCATTATCTTTCTGATCCGGATGCTTTCTTCCTCCTTACTTCTGTCAATGGAGCGGGCGAAGGTCTAAAAATGTTCCAAAGATCTCCAATGGAGACTTCTATGGAACCAGACTTTTCAACTGGCAACATTAGATATAAGGCTAGAGAAAGATATTCCTTCGGTTTCTCTGATTGGAGAGGAATCTATGGATCTCAAGGTGCATAATTTGAAGTCGTAATACACTTTATTACTCAGTATTACAAAAGAGGGCCCTCACGGGCCCTTTTTTTTGGTATAAGCTCTGTTGCACAAAAGACCGCCTAGTAGTATCATCAAAGTGTAGAATAAATGTTGCGGGCATGGTGCTCGCAATGGTCTATTTATAAGGAGGGACTATTTATGACTACACATTTCACTTCGGGTGTTACCAATGTTGGGACTGATACAACACTAGGTAAAATAAAAATGCCCGCACCACACAAGTATCATTCATACTTCAATGATTTCGATACTTATCTCGCGTCCGATTGGACAATCACAACAACTGAGGACGGAACTGGGTCTGCTACAGAGGCACTAGCCGATGGCGATGGTGGTTTACTACTCGTTACCAATGCAGCTGGCGACAATGACCATGACTTTTTCCAACTGGTTAAAGAAGGTTTTAAATACGAAACTGGCAAACAGTTGGCTTTCAATATGAGGTTTAAAACCAGTGATGCTACGCAATCAGACATCGTAGCTGGTTTACAACTGACTGACACGACGCCTTTGGATGTTACAGATGGTATTTTCTTTTTGAAGTCTGATGGCGGAACAACTGTTACTTTCATCGTTGAAAAAGACAGCACGCAATCTACTTTGGATTTGCCANACGCTTTGGCCGACGATACTTTTATGACTATAGGTTTTGTTTATAGTCCTAAAGATCAGAAGTTTCATGTCTTCCAAAACAATGTTTTGGCGGGCACTGTAGTAAGCACTAATGCTCCAGATAATGAAGAGATGACTCTTTCATTTGGCATACAAAATGGTGCTGCTGCTGCGAAGACTTTGACAGTCGATTATGTTGGAGCCATGAAAGAGCGTACAGCAGTTACAGAGCTGTAAGGAGTAGATTATGGCTGATGCAGTAACTTCACAAACTATCCAAGATGGTGAGAAGACTGCCATACTGAAATTCACCAATGTCTCTGATGGCACTGGTGAATCAGCTGTTAAAAAAGTAGATGTTTCTGCTCTGGCAACAAATAGTGCNGGGCAAACATGCACCTCTGTTTCAGTAGCAAGAATCTATTGGGTTACATTTGGTATGAGTGTCAAATTAGAGTTTGATGCAACATCCAATGTCCTTTTAGTACACTTGCCAGCTGACAGCACCGGGGATGAATACTATGATTTATTTACTGGTATTCCGAACAATGCTGGAAGCGGAGTAACTGGAGACATTGATTTAACAACTGCTGGGCACAGTAGCGGCGATGCTTACACGATCATTTTGGTTCTGAATAAGAACTATTAATGGCGACTACGAAGGATGTAAAAAGATCACCCAGCGGTAGGATTTCCTACCGCGGGGAAACTTTTTCTGGTTTCAACAAACAAAAAAGAACTCCGGGCAAGAACAAAAAATTTGCTGTCTTGGCTAAAAAAGGCGACCAAATAAAAATTGTTCGATACGGGGATCCAAAAATGACAATTAAAAAAAGCCAACCCGCTCGTAAAAAAAGTTTTAGGGCCAGGCATAATTGTGATTCGGTCCAAAAGAAAAAGGATGTTTTTACAGCTGGATATTGGTCTTGTAAAAATTGGTGATAAAAGATGGCAATTCCAAAAAACGTAGCAAATCCAAGTCTATATAAAAAAGCAAAATCAAAAGCGAAAGCTAAGTTTGACGTTTATCCGTCTGCTTATGCCAATGCTTATATGGTTAAAGAATACAAAAAAATGGGCGGCAAATATAAAGGTGCCAAAAAAGCAACTGGAGGAGAGATGAGTTTAAAAGCAGTGCCATCTAAAAATAAAGGATTGTCAAAACTACCGAAGAAAGTCCGTAATAAAATGGGTTACATGAAAAATGGTGGCTCTGTAATGATGGTCCAAGGCAGAGGTTGTGGCGCAATGATGGAATCAAAGCGCAAAAAAACCAGAGTGCCTAGAGTGTAATGAGCTTAACCAAGTGGTTCAAAGAAGATTGGGTCGATATTGGATCCCCAAAGAAAGGCGGCGGATTCAAAAAGTGCGGCAGACCTAAAGCAAAAAAATCTAAAAGAAAATATCCAAAATGTGTGCCAGCTGCAAAAGCGGCCAGCATGACAAAATCACAGAGAAAATCTGCGGTCAAAAGAAAAAGAGCCAAAAAACAAGGGGTTGGTGGAAAGCCAACCAATGTCAAAACTTTTGCGGCCAGAGGTGGTATGATAAGATCAAAACCTAACATGGGATTATTCGGTAGGAGCTGAAATGAAAAAAAGTAAATATATGTCTAAAGGTGGCAAAATGAAAGGCACCAAATACATGGCTAAAGGTGGCAAAATGAAAGGCACCA